CGCATAATGTAGATGACGTTATGGTAGCTCTGCCGTCGGTAACGACGAATTCAGCGTCGGGATAATTGCGTAGCCCCGGTGCTGAATTTAGCCATAACGTCCATTATGCGTGGCCATCAACTAGTATTGGCCTTTCTCTCTTTCACGAAGGGACTCACCATGGCCAAGCAATTGGTTCTTATCGACAACTGCGTTTTGAATTTTCTACATGCTCGAAACGTCGATCTCCTTGCTGAGCAAGGCGATGATTTGACCTTTAATGTGAGTGATTTGGGTTGGCTCGAAATCCCAAAATTCGACACCGATAAGCTTGAGGCTCGCGAGGTTGGTGAGTACGCCAGGGATCAACTAGCTCGGTTGCAAGCTGAGCCTGTCCAGTGGTTTACCTTTGGTGATTTAGACAACCCTTCTGCAGGAAAAGGTGGATATGGCGAGCTGATGCCAGATGGCACTGTGAAAGGAGGGGGCTACCTCGGTGATCTTGCTGGAAAAATTTATCGCGAAGATCCCACACAGCACAAAAAAATTGGTGGTGAATCGGGTACTAAACGCACCAATAGCGGCCTACTCAGAAATGAAACTGATGTCGACTATGGTGAATGGGCTATGAATTTCCCTGTCGTCACCGACAATGGCCGTGACTTCAAAAAATTCAAAAATGTCATCATGATTAGAGATTGGGGTGACGTTCCGTTTGGGATTTTCATCCGGCAAAAACTCACATCTTCAATCCCTTCATAGGCGCTCCATTTCACTTTTTTACCTGATCTCGTTCCTAATTCTCCTACCAGGCCCCATCAGGACATAGACCGTTTTCACCGTTTCAAATAGGAATTCACCGTCGAACCCTTTTTGAAATGAGCTCCTCATTCTCGTGCCAGGTTGAAAGCGTCCTTTGCTGTCGTACACGACCCAGAGGGCGCCAATCACGGTCGGTTGCAGGCCTTTTTCTCTGAGCGCTGTCTCTTCAGTTTCTGTCACTTCCAAATCCAAAATTTCCCATCCATCAACCAGGCAGTAGGGTTTCCCTGGGAATTTTTCCATCACTAAGGTTTTTGCTTCTTGCTCCGCAAGCTCACAACCCATCAATTTTTTTGCGTCTGGCTTTTGTCTGTTCATCGGGTTTCCTCGCACCGGATATCTCATTTAATCACTGATTCGTTCGGCGTTACTCGTCCTGCCCGAAGGGCATTAGGCGCTATGATTTTTTTGATGAGAAAGCTGTTTTTTTCAGCGCCGGTACCCGGCAAAGCCGGCCGGTACCCAGCCAAAGAAAAAACCCCCAGCGATTTTCGAATCACTGAGGGTTTGTTTCGCGAACCGTTTCATTCCAGTCGCTAAAAAAATCACTTCGCGCCTTGTTCAACCAAGCTTTTATTCGCCTGATTTGATGCGAAGCCACCGCGGTCCCACAACGTCTAGCGCTGCTTTTGGTTTGGTCCCGGAGGTCCGATTTTCTAGCGATCAGCTTTCAAAATCGTTAGCGTCATTCCAAGCCTCAATAAGCTCTTCCTTGCCGACGATACGAGCTGCTTCTGCGTAATCTTTTAGGAAGCTAGCGTCTTCCATCCAGTCTGAAGGTCGCTCTTCACCTACCTGCTTTCCATATGCCTGAAGCAAGATGATTTGCATCTCTACGGCTTCTTCTACCGATCCTGTCGCCATACCTGGATCACTGAGCAAGGTAGTAAGCATTTCGACCCTGCTCACGGCCTCGGCTTCTTTCATTCGCTTCAGCAGATCAAATGTTTGCTGTGAAAGCTCGATGCTCTCCACAGACTCACCTCGTGAGGTGTTATTCCTGATAGTCCTGGCTTGCTTAGCTTTTGCTTTAGCCCGCTTAGCTCGTTTCGCCTGCTTTTGAGGAGATCCCATAAAAGTTACTTTTTCCTAACGATTTTGTGAGTTTCACTCGTTTCCGAGCGAAGCGAGTGGGGGTGCTGTTACACCCCCACTTTACCGTGGTTTCCCACGGTCTCCCCTGAAGTAATCCTCAAGCTCCATGCTTTGCAGTACTGAGCTGATGATCCCCCGAGCCATGGGTTTCATCTCGTCGTTGAGCTCATTGAACCTTCTGAGGAGCGCAAACATTTCATGCGTAATGTCGCGCTCGTCCTCGTCCAGCAATATCTCGTCGGTTGAGCAAGCGAAGTATTTCGCCATCGTTACTACCTTATCGCTGGGTGGCACGTTTTTTCCTTTTTCCCAGCTCGCTACGGTGTTCTCCGCAATCCCCAGTACCTCAGCCAGCATTTTTTGCGATACCTGATGGGCCTCGCGTTTTGCCTTGATGTTCTCTCCGATACTCATTTGTATTTCAGCCGGCTCACATTGATTCATCAACTCTAACCCCTGTGTTTTTGTACACCTCACAAATGTGTGTGCTTTTACCCATATTTTTGTCTTGCGAGCAGGCTAACAGATAGCGTAGTCTAATCCACGTTATCTATTGGGTTGACAGGATTTCGGATGTTCATCGATTGGCTCACCATTTCGCAGGAGCATGACCACGACCTAACGATCGTTGGCAACATCGTGCACCTGACTGTTGACGCGAACACCAATGAAATTTTGAGCACTCGTCTGCCACGAATTAAGCACGAGGGTAGCTTTTCCACTTCGGTCACGATTCATGTTCAAGGCCGAAAAATTCGTGTTGAAGGGAATCCCAGTCGGGTAGGGAGGCTGGATAACTTATTCGGTTTTACCTCAATCGAGCAGTGCGTTTCTGTCTACAACTCGTTGCTACGAGAGTACGGGCTTCCTGGTTTTACCCGCTGTACTCGTCTGGACATTCGTCAAGGTGAGTCCGGTGCTAAATCCGGTGACCGTATTGCCGATGGGGCAAAGATTGAGCGTATCGATCTGACTACCAATGTCTCTCTAGGGGAGGGCAACGTACTCGCCTATCTGCGAGGTGTTTCAAGTCAGCGCATTGGACATTCCATCGGTTTTCTTTATCCAAATGGGAGAACTGTTGCTTGGACGCCGAAAGGTAATGGTAAAGGCGGCCGCCTCCAGTATCGGAAGGCGTATGACAAGTGTTTTGAGATGGATCAAAACTGCCTCCCTAAGATAAAGCGCTTATTTGGTGAAAATTCAAATGAGTTTAAGTATGTAGAGCGAGTCAGGAATTACTGCGCACAAGAAGGCGTAGTCCGCATGGAACAAGAGCTTAAAAGCGAATATTTACAGCGTGAAGCCCTCTGTTATTGGGGTTTATTCGATGAAAGGCGTATGGCCGAACTCCACAGCGAGTTTCTTAAAATAGATGAAAAGTTGAAGGTGACTGCGATGGATATCGTAAGTATTAGCGAGCAACTTCTTGTAGAAAATATTGTTGACTCCACCCGCGCCGCTAATACTACGGCAATGTATGCGATTCAATGGATGCATGGTCAACGCTTTGACTTTTCTAAAAAGCAAGTACAAACGCATGCCGCTCGCCTTAAACGTATTGGTATTAATATCCGCAATGCCTGCGATACCAGCCGTTTTGCACCTGTGTTTGTCCGCCAGTGCCGTGAAGTAACGAAGGCCGTTTTGCCGGTGCCTACTTGGTATCACCGCCCTAAACATCTTCAGCAGGTTGCGGTGTGAGAACTGTAGATTTTCAAGGCACTCAGCTCTCAACAGGGCAGAGACGTCGTTTGGCTGAGCAGCGACAAGTGCGTTCTGGTTTTATCAATCCTGTTCTTGCTCAGCAGGTCGAACAAACATTTAAGGCTGTAGAAGCTCTTAAAGAGATATGGTTTTTCGATTATGAAGAGAAGGGCACGATCTGTATTGTGGACTGGGTGGGTTTCTAATGGATAAGAAACAGTTTCAAGTTCTGCGTTGGAATATTGAAGCGGATATCCGCAATCACGTTATCGACGAAGACCTTATTAAAAGTATCGCTAACGATGTTATGCGAACTATTTTGATCGACTTTGCGTCTCAAGCCGTATCGCGACAACGTAATCGTCGGCAGTTTTTAACATTCAGGCGTAACCCTGAAGCTATTGCGCCCAGTTGGGCATACCGTAAGCCCGGCACTGTTTTCGACTTTCCAATATTAAGATAGGGGTAATTTCAACATGGAAAAACTTTCTATTCAATTTTCCTTTTCAAAAGAAGCAGGGGAGATTGATTGGGCTGCTTTGAAAAAGCCTGGCAGCTCGCGTTATATTAAAAGTTATAACAAGGCTGATTTTGTTGGTTCTGCAATTAATCTTGAGCCGATTTTAGGCTCTGTAAAATCTAAATAACGCCCAGTTGGGCCTATTGTAAGTCGCGCATAAGCTCCCGACTTCCAACATTGTAATGAGGGCAATACCATGTCGAATGTAATTCGTGTAGAAGTCACTGGCATCAATCGTACGGGTACCGCCGCCAAATCTGGCAAGCCGTACTGCATGTATGAAGCCTATGTGCATCTTCCAAATGTTCCTTACCCACAGAAAGCTTCTTTTTATGCAGAGCTGCCGAATCAAGTTCCTCAGCCAGGAACTTATGAATGCGACATTATCGCTGACGTTCGTGATGGTCGATTGACCTTTGATGTTGATCCTCGTCAGGCTCGCCGTGTTAGCTCTTCGCAAGCGTCTGCCCCTAAAGCTGGATAAGTTGTTATGGCGGTTTGTACGTTTATCGACGCAAACGGCTTTGTTAACTCTTCCAATGAAACTGTTTGTTCCTCCTTTGTAATGCTGACACCGTCTGAGTTTGCGTTTGTTCAAGCTGCTGCTGCTCCGTTCGATTACGGACAGGCATTTGCCTTCTGGTCGTTTGCGTTCGGCACTACGCTGCTTTTTTGGCTTACGTCTCGAGGTGTTGGAACAGTCTTGAACCTCATACGTCGTCGTTGAGGAAAAGCCGTACCGGCCGGCTGCCGGTTAACTTGAGGTCGTTACTATGAAACTGAAACAAGCTATCTCCGCTACCGTTGTAACTGCTGGTGTTGCTGCTGCAACTGCTTCACAAACTGCCTCAGCTGCAATTGACTTGACTACTATCACCGGTGCTTTTACTGCCGCTGATGTTGTCGCTGGTATCTTGGCCATTGGTGCTGTTCTCGCCACTATCTATGCGACTTCTAAAGCCGCTTCGATGGTTTTGGGCATGATTCGCGGTCGCTGATTTACTTTATGGGGCACTGCTTCGGCGTGCCCTTTTTTTCGCCCTCAGAAAGTTGAACCAGTATAAGCGCGTAATAAACCGCTGTTTTATTGATGGAGTTGGTGTCAATGACAACCAATGACGCTTGGTATTTGCTCATGTTCGTCTTCGGCCTCATTTGTGCCTGGGCGGTAATTACTGGTTACGCGGATAACGACTTATGAAAAAGTTTCTTATGCTTTTCTTCGTTAAGAAGGCGTTTATTTTTTCCCTGTTTTTCATTCCGGTGTTTGCGTCTGCGGCTCCTGCTTATTCGGCGAAAATGGGTCAAGCTATCGGCGGTGTCATGGAGCACAAAGCCATTCAAAGAGGATTTGCTGCCAATGATCCTCGGTTTGGTTCTGCTGTCGCTGCCACGGGTGCTGTTCTGACCGCTGCCGCTACTGGTGTTATTGCTGTTTCCGGTGCTCCTTTGTGGGTAACTATTGGTTTAGGTGCTCTAGCGTCTGGTCTTGTTTCTCTAGCTGTAGATTCTGCTGTTGATTGGATTTTTAACGACGACGGCACTGCAACTTATACGCCTCCTGGTACTGCGCCTTCTGGCGATTATGGTTCAAACCGTTTTTTTGTTGGCAAGACCTATAACAACAAATCAGTGACTGGCAGCGATCCTCAGGCCATTGCTATGGCTGTTATCAACTATGGCGAAAGCGGTTCTTTTACCTCGTCAGGTGCTGATCTTCCATGGCGTTGGGACGTTGTTGGGCGTGATAGCGGTTCGAATCGTTATTATTTCGCAGGTGCATTCGTAAGGGGTAGCGACGTTTGGATTCGAAGTACAACTATTTCCGGTTACCCATCAAATCCTAACCCCGGCTCTACACCGGATTATGAGGCTGGTACTTCTGCCCCTGTTCCTATCAATAAGCCTGTAGGGGATCTTGCTGACTCGTTGACTCCTGAAAAGAAAGCTTTGCCAGTTAACCCTAAAATTATTGCTGATATCACTAATCAGGCATGGAAAAAAGCGGCTGCGCAGCCTGATTATCAAGGGCTTCCTTATTCATATTCTGACCCTGTCACTACCGCAGATGTTGAAGCTTGGCGAGTTTCGAACCCAAGCTCGTATCCTACTGTTGGTGATGCGGTTTCATCTGCATATAATCCGTCGACAGGATCTGTCCCTGTAACGTTACCTGGTCAAGTTACTAATCCCTCGACAGGTATTCCAACTGCCCCTGCTGGTTCTACAAAAGTTGACCTAGGTATTGATCCGGGAATTGGGGCTCCAAATTTGGAAGCTACCCCAACTGGTTCTCAGGTTCTTGCTCCTATTACCGGCTTGATGCCTGACCTCAGGAATTTTCAGGTTCCATCGCATCAAGCCGAGTGCCCGAAACCAGAATTTGATATTGCCATTCTGCATACACGAGTTCGTATGGATGCTCACTGCACTTTGTTTGAGGGAGTGCGCGGCCCTCTTTATAACGGCAGTTTGGTTGCTTGGTTGATTGCAGCTCTCTTTATCGTCTTGTCGGCTTGAGGTGATTCATGTTTGGTATTTTGCTTTCTGCTGGTAACGCGCTTTTGGGCTGGGTTGTTCGAGGAGTTCTGATTAAATTCTTGGTTATGGTTGCGCTGTATTGGATCGTTGCCGAGCTGGTTTCCGTTATGGTTAGTTGGTTGCCTAATGGAGCTGGTCTGACTTCGGCTTTTGGTGGCATCGGTGCAGCAACTTGGTATTTTCTTGATCTTTTTGCGTTTTCTCACGGCGTGCCTTTGCTGATCGCGGCTCTGGTTACGCGTTTTATGATCCGTCGTATTCCGGTAATCGGCTGATGCCCATTAATGCCTATACCGGGCTTATGGGTTCGGGCAAAAGCTTTGAGTGTGTCGTCTCAGTTATCGTCCCGGCTGTTGCAAAAGGTCGTCGGGTTGTCACTAACGTCGACGGCATCGACTCCGATGCTATTCGTGCATATATCAACGAGAAACAGGGGATTTCCCTCGATAAACTTGGTGAGGTGGTTCATTGCAAAAACGAGGACGTATTCAAACCTGAATTTCTTCCCCATGGTCAGCCCGTGGATACGTTTTGCCAGCCTGGTGATTTGATTTGCATTGATGAAGCTTGGCGATTCTGGGGTTCTGATTCGAAAATCAGTACTGAGCACCGGATTTTTTTCCGTGAGCATCGCCATTATGCCGACGCTGAAACTGGCGTGACCTGCGACCTCGTGCTTATGGTTCAGGACATTTCCGACCTTCATCGCATTCTGAAAACGGTGGTCGAGCTTTCTTTTCGTACCACCAAAATCAAGTCATTGGGTCTGAATAAAATCTACCGGGTCGAGATGTGGGAAGGCTGGAAACAGACAGCCAAAGCACGTGTTGATGTCATGAACAAAAAGTATGACCCGGAGATCTTTCCGCTTTATTCGTCCTATTCAGGCGGGCATGGCAAGGAAGTTCAAGTCGATGATCGCCAGAACATCCTGAAAAATCCGAAGGTCTGGATTTTCTTGTTCATGATTGTTTTCGGTGGTGTCGGTTCGGTTTGGGGTGTTCTTCACTTCTTTAATCGGGGAGCTCCAATAGCTGCACCTGCTCAGCAGACTGCAAACACCCTTGTTTCAGGCCAGGTTAAACCTTTAATCGCGGCCTCGAACACTCAGCCTTTTTCCAGCGATTGGCGTATTGCCGGCGAAATTGTCGTCGATGGTTCTCGCCAAGTTGTTTTGGTTAACCCAGACGGCGTGATCCGCTACGAGCATCCAAGCAATTTCCATAACTCGGGTCGAGTAATGACTGGTGAGCTTGACGGTCAGCGTGTCAGCACTTTTAGCGGTGCAAAGCCTTCTTCAACTCCTCCCGTTTCTCTTCCAGGTAAAACACCATGATTCGTATCTGGCTGCTTTGTCTCTTCTCTTTTTCCGTGCTGGCTAGCGAGAAACAGGTGCCGTATCAGTTCGATTTGACCGGATTGCCGATCGGTCAAGTCGCTCAAATTTTCTACTCCGATGCTTTTCGCAAGCCCTTCATTCTCTCGCCTGAACTGCTCGAAGATCGTCGACCTGTTTCGTTGCGTGTTCAGGGAACAGCTTCTCAAGTTCGCGCCGATTTTGTCCGTCTTCTTGATGCTTTTGGCTATTCGGTGATTCAACGCAGTGGTGTTGATCACGTGGTGCCTAAAAAAGAGCCGGCACCTCAACCTGGTGAATATTTTCTCTATCGACCTCTTTATCGGGATGTTGCATACCTGTCGGAAGCGCTAGCACCTTTGTTTCAAGGTAAATTTGGCGTGGATCGTGGTATTTCTGTTCCTGGGCAAACTCCTGTTACTGGATCTTCTCCCAGCGGTTCAGCAGCCAGTCTTTTAAATCGTGATGCTGATCAATTGGTTTTTGTAGGTTCAAAGGCTGAAATTGTTAACCTGCGTGCGCTTTTGCCTCAAATTGATATCGAGATGGGTGAAGTCATGTTGCGGAGCGCTGTCTATGAGGTTCAAACCGGTGACCGTGATGGTTCAGCTTTTTCGTTAGCTGCTTCGTTGCTGAAGGGCAAGGTTTCGGTCAATTTGGCTGCCAATCCGTTGGATAACTCTGTCAGTTTCAGTACTGGTGACTTTAATGCTGTTCTCTCCGCTTTATCTTCTGATTCCCGATTTAAGGTCGTAAGTCAGCCGAGTTTGCGTGTCCGTTCAGGTAAAGAAGCGACGATCAACGTCGGTGCCGAGGTGCCTGTTTTAGGTTCCGTTTCCTATCCACAGGGTGGTCAGTCCGTACAATCGGTTGAGTATCGTAATTCGGGAGTAATCTTTACGATCACACCTCAGGTTCGTCAGGCTGTTGTCGATTTGACCATTGATCAGCAGCTTTCGAATTTCGTTCAGACCACTACCGGCGTTAATAACAGCCCCACATTGACTAAACGGCAGCTAACAACAAACGTTCAAATGCGGAATGCTGAGGTGGTAATTTTGGGTGGCCTTACGGAGGAAAAGACGTCAGAAAGCCAGACCGGCTTATCTTTTCTTCCTTCGATTTTCCGTTCCAAGATTACTGAATCAAGTAAATCGGAAATCTTGTTGGTGATTCAGATGATGAAAATCTGATCTTTGAAGGGCAGGGCAGTGCAACGAAAGACCCGAAGGAGAGGGCACGCCCGCAGCGCGTTAGCGCGAGGACGGGGCCGCGACATCGGGGCAAACCAATCTTCTGTCATCCAGAGGCAACCTATGTTTGCTGAGCTTTCACGTAAAGAGATTTACGTTTCTTACCGAATTTGGTTGAGGTTTCTTCTTGAAATCCCTACCGACGCCTCAGCAGCGGATGTTTCTGACCTTGTTGAGACTGGGTTCACGGCCGTTGCTGCCACTGTTTTTCTTGATCGTGCTTCTTTTCGCCCGAGTGATTTTGATTGGTTTTTTTCGGACAATGCTTTTGAAACGGCTTTGGCCCGTGGCCACCGGCTCACACTTGACCAAAGTGATTTTTTGTTTCGCCTGGCAAACATTGTTGCTTTGGCTAATGCTGTGTTCGACGATTGCGAGAAATCCAAGCGTTGGCTGACAAATCCAAAGGATCGTTTCTCGGGGAAAACGCCCCTTGAGATGCTGTCTTTCTCTCAAGGCAGCGCATCGGTTGAGGAAATGCTGATTCAGGTAGCGGAAGGGTTTGCTTTCTGATGCTTCTATAGCTCACATCTTATAACTAAACTAAAGAACTATTTAGTTTAGTTATATCGTCTAGGAATATTGGCGGGGAAGGGTACTGCAACTTGAGCTCGTAGCCTATCTTCAACGTTAGAATTCACCTCCTCGAGGGCTCACCGTGTCTGAAACGCCTAAAGAGCAGATTGATTTCGTTGCGTTAGCGCATGCTTTTTCCAAAACTTTAGCTCACATATCCAGTATTGCGGTGCCTATCATGAGTGCCTTGGCTGAGGTTATTCCTCAGATTGCCTCCGAGATTCGCGACGATTGGAAGGAGTATTTAGCGAAGCTGGACGCGCTTCCAGGTCAGTCGAAATTAGCCATGACTGTTGCCGCCGATAAGGGATGGTTTTTTGGTTGGTCCACGTCATTAGAAGACTTAATGCCGCTTATCGAGCGCATCACGAGTCTGCCTGAGAGCGAAATCGATCAATGTATGGTTGATTACTACCGGGTCAATTTTCAGGATTTTCTCGATCGTTTGCTCGCGACTCATCCGTCCAGATCATCGGTTATTCGTGCTGCGGCAAGAGCTCATCTGGAGGTTGGTACCGATGGGTTTTTCCTTTCTACGCCCGTTTTTATCGCTCAATCTGACGGTTTATTGTCTGAGATTCTAAGTGTTGAATCCCCATTGGGCATGATGCGCGACGTAAAAGGTCAACCTAAAACTCGCTCAACTACAGCAGGTCATCTGCTCAAGCAAAGGTTTGAATCGGACCAAGAATCGCTGGATCTTCTTCATCCAATTTTTACGATCCATGAATCCGACTTCTTAAAAAGCTCATCGGCACGAATCCAATCATCCAGTCCTGACGCTGCTGGATTTACTGCTTTGAATCGGCACCAGGTCATGCACGGTGAGTGTTCTGATTACGGAACGGAAGTGAATAGCTTGAAAGCGTTTTCGCTGTTGGTATTCGTAGGCCTTCATCTGCAGTCTATCTGTACAGATCAAGACATTCTGAGGTGACAGCTAGGCTTCAAATCTGACCACCAAAGCCTCCCGGCCCCGTATAGGACGGTACGCATAATGTA